TCGTCATAGTACATCCTCAAAAATCAGCCCCGTTTCCGGGGCCACAGGCTTAAATGCCGTCCATGTAGTTCAGGGTTTCCGGATAGACCGGCTCGACGGCGCCCAGCTTGCCGTAATAGGTCACCAGCTGGTAAATGCCGCGGTACTGGATAGGCACGCTCTGCAGAGGGACCATAGGGAAGCGGACAAACTTTTTATCGTTCGTGTACGCAACCATACGGTCTTTACCTGCAACACCGCGTCCGATGGACCATTTAACCGGGCGGATGTTCAGCGGCTTGCCGTTCTGGTGAAACGCGATCGTGTTGGTCTCCAGGTACGTCAGCAAAGACTGGTTACCCGCAGAGGAAACGATGGTGCTCGCCAGAAACGAATACTGGTCCGGCGGGATCAGCAAATCTTCCGGCACTTTCGAATATGCAGAGTTGGTCCACGCATTGCTCAGCACCTGGTTGATGCTGGCGCGGATGTCGTCCGGGGAGGACGTTGCCCAGGTCTTCGCCGCGTTCGTCGGGGTCACCTGCGACAGGTTAAGCAAGCCCTTGGCACCTTTAGCCAGATCGCCGATGTATACCTGCTCGTCGGTATCCATATTCCATTTGAGCTGCATGCCGTCGTACTTCTGGGTGTCAATAGGGCGACCAACCTGAGCCGCTGCAGCCAGTTCGATGACCGTCCAGCCGAGCTCCATCCCCCACAGTTCCAGAGGGAACCCCGTTTTAGAGATATCCACATTCATACCCGCGATGGCGGTGGCGAGCTGGTTAATCCAGTTCTTACCGTTTGCATTCGGGGAGCCGGCAGCCGCAAATTTGGTATTGGTGAAAGAGCTGATTTCGTCCGCAATGGAAACGTCCTCGCGCAGCTCGATGTCGCGGCTCCACGTCTGGGAGGTCAGCGGCAGGTTCAGCGTCTGGTCCAGGCGTTCCAGTTCATGAACCAGAAAAGCACCAGTGCTGTCGACTGTTGCCTGATCGAAGGTCATTGGCATTTTTTAATGCTCCCTTTAAATGTTGTACGCCAGTTCAATGTTACCGTCGGCATCGCCGGGGCCATTGAAATATGCGTTGGTGATCTGGACGGTGTTTGTACCGTCAGCAGCCACGAGGAATGCGCCCAGTGGGCTTGATGCTGTTGGCGTATCAACACGCATGTATACCGGCGCGTAGAGCGCGACAGAGGAGGCGTCGCTGCCAATATTGACCGTGACGTAACCACGCTTCATGTTGTCGCCCGCAAAGTTATAGCCAGAGCCAACCTGACGAACTTTATCGGGCTGAGATGCCGTCGGGTACGGACGAACAAAAATCCCCGCCATCACCGTTACCGGGTCGGCGGCCTCGATGGGGACGAACTTACCCCCGACAATCTTCCCGGCGAGGCCATAAGCCGCAAAAGGCTTTGTGGCATCGAGAATATGCGGCTCTACAGTTAAATCCTGCGAACGTGAAATGCCCCCGGCGATACCAGAAGGCATCCGGAAAAGAATGGTGTTAGCCATGTTTTAACCTCGCTTAGCCCAGAGTTCTTTCGCGGCTTTGTTGATGTCCGCAATAGATTTTGTGGTGTGGGTGGTCATGGTGCGGAAACTGTCGGTAGTCTTCGCGGCGGTGTTGCGGTTTTTAGCCAGTTCAGAAACGGCGTTGAACGCCATATCCACGGTGGCTTTTTTCAGCTTCGTCACATCAGCATCGCCCACGATGGAGCGAACCAGCGACTGATCCGCAGCGGCGAGGATCTGACGTTTAAACGCTGTCGGTTTCGCCTTCGTCGGGAGCTGGATACCAGGCTGAATCAGGTCGGCGCGGTAAGCGGCATCCCCCGTCACAGCGCCCTCGACTTCGCCCTTTTCTTCCTCATCCTCATCGACCGTTGTCGGCTCAACGGGGGTGAGTTTTGCCACAGCGGCAATTAGCGCTTTTCCCCAGGCCGGGATATCTTCATTCTCATCGCCGGTACCGGGCAGTGTCGGCGCAGGCATCGGAACCTGAGGAGAAAGATTAATCACCACGCCGCCAGGCGTTGTAGTGGTTGATACATCATCGCCAGTCATATTGTCCGGCGGGTTATCGATCAGGTTCGCCATTTCGGCGGCATCGTTGGTTTTACGGGCCTTTAAAAGCCGGGTAAACCAGTTTTTAGTCGTGCTAGGCATAGCATCCCCTATTTTACAGCGGAAACCGGCCCGCCCGTTCGGGACAAGGGCCAGATGGTTGCCGGTTATCGCAGACTGCTTAGCGAAGCCGGGTGTGATTTGTTCGTAGTCGGCGTCATAGCCACAACTGACCTCATCGTCGCCATCATTGACGGCCTGTAAGCCCTCGGGGGTTTTGACGATGACGTCAGCAAGCAGCAGGTCAGATTTGGAGCCTTCCCCCTGCCTGACGTTCTGGATATGACCGTTGGCTAACTGCCGCCAGTTCTCCGGAGTGATGAAGATGATTTCCCCGTTGAAATCGCGAGGATGCCCGATGGTTACCGCCATGCCCTCAAAGGAGGCTATCGCCCGCTCGCTGAAGACCTCCTCAGGCGTACGGCTGACAATCACCTTACCTCTGGTATCTGGTATCAGTTCCGGGCGTTCAGTGGCGTCATACTCCTGTTCACCAGTGCGCCCTATCGGCACATCCTTAAAAAGCACGGAGCCATCCGCCAACTGGAAACGGGTGTTTCCCAGGCGGGTTTTAAAGAAATATTTCATGGGTTACCTGCTGGATTGCGGGTAATAAAAAAGGTCGCTCAGTGACGACCTTGTGAAGTGGGATAATTGTTCAAAATATCGGGCTATTTAACATAAGAGTCCTTAAGTGCACTGGCAAAAATGGACTCAACTGAAATGTCTCCTTAAGACCGCAAAAGACACGGTTTTCATGGTAAATTTCGCCCGTTTTTAATCACAACATTTTTGCAACATTTCGTCACTATTGGACCTCACCCAAAACGGATGCCAAATGCGGTATTTTTCACATTCTCGGTGCCGGGATCTGTACTTCGGGCCAGCAGTCGCAGTTGGGTAAGCATCCTGCGTGTCCGGTCAGGCCGTCCAGCGTTGGAGGATTGTCCCAGCGGACAAATACATCCTTCATTCCTTTATGTGATGGACGCGTTCCTGCGCCTTTAATCCGCCACCAGTATCCCTCTGAGCCGACGGATAATGCACGGGCCTGTGTCAGCGCCCCTGTAGCCCGCCCTATCTCGGTACGGGCTATCAGCTTTGCCCGGCTGGCCGCTACATCACCGGACTGCATAATCATCTCGTAGAGCTGATCCGGCCGTTCCCCGTGAATAACTGCCTCAATGGCGCGGCTCTGTATATCCCGCACCCGGTCAGCAGCCTCCAGCGGCAGCGACTTCATCAGCTGTATCTGGCGATAGACGATATCCTGAGCCACCATGCCAACCGGGGTATTTCCCACAACATCACGCAGGCCGACGGCGATTTCCTCAGAAACAGAGCGCCACTGGTTCCACTCCTCACGTTCAACCTGGGCAAACATCTTTCGCCCTACCATTTCCGCCCAGTCACCGATAACGTCCGCGTAATCCACCAGTATCTTTTCAGCCTGGTCAGCGCTTGCCTTTGAACCATCGTAAGAGCCACTGACGATCTCCCCTATCTGGTTTGCTATCGACAGCAGGCTTTTGCGGTACTGTGTTTCCGAACGGCGGCGGAGGGCTGGCTTCAGATTCATCCTCCGCCCACTGGGCCTTCGCATTTTCAATGTCCTCGTCAGTGATGGATGCGCCAATACCCGTCACGCGCGCCGTTTCCCGAAGGTCGGTTAATGCTGCTGGTGTGGGCATCCCCAGTTCGCGCACTGCTGTTGCCAGCGCGGTCGTCGTGTTGGTTGCCACTGTTGAGCGATCAACATCCGACATCTGCCAGAGCGGGTTAAATTCGAAGGTGAAGTCTTCAGGCAGCGGTTCGCCAAATTCAGAGCGATGCAGCACCTCGTAGAGCAGGCGGACCGGTGCACGTAACGTATTTTCCTGCGCTGCGCCGATATCGTCGTAGTAGTTCGCCAGGTCGGAATCGCCCGTCGAAAACCCTTTCGGGGACTGGCGAAAAAGCCGCACCAGCGGAATGCCGACGGCACCGGCGATGTCCTCTTTAAACTCGCTCAGCAGGTCAGACAAACCAGCGAACGAGTAGGAGTGCGTTTCGAACGTGTCCTCAGCATCAAAAAGAGACATCCCCTCGTTGGTCTGAAACTGGCGCACCATATCCATCTGTTTGATGAGCGCCTCGAATGGCTTCCCGCCCATGGCGATGATTTCGCGCAGCTTCTTGATTTTCGCTGTGCGCAGATGCGCTTTATAGGCGAGCTGCGCTGCGCCAACGCTCGTACTGTCATAAGATGTCAGGCGGTCGAAAATGCGCTCAACAACAGACATTCCCCACTCGTTTTCCGTGAGAGCCTGCTGATACGGCAGGATAATGCCGTCCATGCGGATCAGCCTGCTGTAGTTTACCGTCCAGGGTGGAATGCCCTGTGCCGTGGTAACGATATCGTACGTTTCCGGCTTGCCGAGCTCGGGGCCGAGGGTCTTGATGCGGCGCCCGAGATTTGGGTTAATCATCCAGCGGTCGAGGACGGCCAGCCCCTTAAAGCTGCCTTTCCCTATCTTGTCCAGTATCAGCGGGGTGAGTGGTGCCTGACCCTCAATGAGGATAAGTCCCACGGCGCCGCCATACAGCCTTGACCATTTCAGCGTCAGATTAAGCCGCTCCCACAGCTTCAACTCTTCAAAGCGGGCCTCCAGAATCCCCCGGCGTTTAGGGTCCATTTCGCTGGTGATTCTGGCGCCCTTTTTCGTCATATCGTCGGGCTTTGCATCGACAGCAGCACCGATGATCCACGATGAGCGGTAAGCCCATTCAATCAGCAGGCGGTTACGGCTGGTGTAATTGGCGCGGTAGGTTGATGCTGCATGCTGGTTAGGCTGCTGCAGGCCAACGCGTGCCACAAAGTTATCGTACGAATCCGCCGTGGCGACTCGTCCTGTTTTTTTCGCCATGGCTTTTATGCTCCGAGCTTAGACCAGATATCGAGAGAGGAATCCATCGGCGCGTAGTTAATCATCACGGCGTCGGCGAGGTTCGGCGATTTTGTGCCTTCCGGCTGTTTATCCACGAGGATTTTACCGACGGCGTTCTTCGACCACGTAGGCTGTGAAAGCTCCATCAGCAGGCGGTCAATATTTTCTATCTCGCTGCTTATCGAAATGATTTCGTCGGGGTTGTAGTCCATCCCATTCAGCGCGCGGAAGGTGTTACGAAACAGCTTGCGGAGATGCCACCAGCTCTGTGCTTTCGCGTTCGCGAAGAAGTCTTTATTCAGGCGCGCCGCTTTACCGTTATCACCAGGAACGGCTTCATCTTCCGGATCGAATACGCTACCGCTACCACGGAAAGGCGTAGCTGTGATTGTTCCCCGGCCTTCAGCCTGCCTGAGTTCGTTTATCACGCGAGCATCGCCACGTGCACCCGCGCCCAGACCGTCCTCATCGAAACGGAACTCATCCAGACCGTAATCGTCACAGTACCCAAACGATTTAACGACAGAGGCGTAGATGTCGCTGCCGATGCCAGACCATTCGTGCACGTTTTGCAGAAGGAAGCCATAGCGGCAAGAAAAGCCGTTTTTGTCTTTCCCTTCGTCTGCAATATCCATTGCGCCGAGGCGCTGGCCGCTGGGCTGAATACCCAGTTTGATATGCGCGTCGACGGCAGCCTGCACCCATTCAGAAGGAATGAGAATCCCCTCTGTGGATGCGCTGTAGTTCAGGTCAAGTTCCTGAGCAACGATAATCGGATCATCAATTTTCAGACATTCGTTGCGGTACCACTCATCATCCTTGCGCGGGTCGCTGCGCCAGTGGAACGTAAACACCGGGATATTTCCGCTGTGGCGCTTACGGGCAAACGGGTTATTCATGCCGTTGACGGATGAGAGGTCTATACGGCATCGGGTCGTCTGAGAGAGCGCAGCATCGATGAGCAATGGCCGTTTGAGGAATGCCGACTCATCCACGAAATAAAGCGTGGTACGGTCACCGCGGCCGATGTTATCGCCAGCCTCTCCCTTGATGATCGCCCCTGATTCTGGAAATTCCACCTCCATGAATCTCGAGTGTTTTTTTTCATTCCAGCCACCGCGAAACTCTACCGGGAGAAGTTCAATAAATTTTCTTGCTTTCCAGAAAAGTGATTTTGGGTCGCTCGTGGAATCCACGTACATCTCTTTACGGCTACCAAAACCAATCACCATATCTTTGTTAAACAGACATAGGGAGCAGGCAAGGCCGACAGAAGTCCAGCTCAACCCCATTTCACGGCTTTTCTCTGTCAGTCCATGCTCAAGACTGGCGCGCCTGTCCATGATCCAGTTAATCCATTCCTCCTGGCGGGGGAACAGCAAAAACGGGATAGTCGCAGGCAGGCCATAATCGAGGTTACGCGGGTCCGTCGTCATGCCCCAGTCGATGATGAACTGGGCCGGGTTATTGCGATAGAATGCTCTCAACGCTGGCAAAACTGCAGGGTTCTGTCGGATACGTTGTAAGCGTTCCATTCTCCATTCGAACACCAAAGAATAATCAGGTTTTCGAAAGTCAAAAGAGAAAGGGAGCGGCATAATTTTTGTTCAATTTTCACACAGGAGGGATTTATGAGCTTCGAACGGCTGTTGAATCATTTTACGCAACATAATTTTCATAAAATTGGCTCCACAAAATTTATCCTTGCCACTTTTAATTCAGACCCGACAGGGCAAACCCGCACAGTGATAGTTGATGCATCGCACCAGAGCAGAACTCAGCCAAATTATCTCTCTAGCCTCAACAGCGTGATGAACCAGTGGCAATGCCGAGATGTGATCATTTATCTAAACGTAGCAACTAATAATTTACGCCCCAGTTTTCAGGCAAACGCTTGGTGTTTTATTGATGCCAATGCTCAGCCTATATACGTTAACGGATATGAACTGTTCCCAACAGTGAACCAAGATTCGTATGAATCTGGGTACTGTGGTCTTTACTGTTTTTCTCCGGACCTTCGCCGCTGTTTGAATGAAGCTGACGTTTAGCCTAAAAATACGTGTAACGGCCGCTATTTAACATAATGGTCGTTACGCGCACCATCAAAAGGGGACTCATTATGGTAAATGCGTGAAGTGTTCATTAGTGCGGGTTAAGCCCCCGAAACCGGGTAAAAATGAGTGAATAAAACATGCATAAAGCAGGAGGTAAAATGCATAGCGTTTTTTATGGCCGAAACGCCTGTTTTTACATTTTTAGCCCAGGATGTTTTTATAGACGTCGGCCGCTTCCTGCGGAGAGAGGTTTGTGGTCTCCGTTTTAATCGCACCACCGCCGGGTCCGGACAACTCGAATCTCTTCGGTGTCTCCAGCTCGAGCAGCAGTGTTTCCGGAACCTTTACTCCCTCGGCCTCAAGCAACTGCGCCGCCTCCAGCGCGGTATATTTCCCGGAAACCTTCTTTTTCATGACATCACGGAGCACATCACGGCGATGATCATCATCTCCATACACGCTATGCCCAAGGCCAAGAGTTTTAGCAAACACAGCTACGTCGTTGTGCGTCGGCAGCACATCTTCAATCGTGGTCTTTGTGCCATCAGGAGAAGTGGTGACGGTTTTCCGCTTACGAACGTCCAGGCTTTTACCTGCTACGTTATTTATCTTCTCTGCCAGCACTTCCCGAGCCTCGGTAAAGGCACGCTCAAAGTCGACATTCTCTTTTCGCCAGCGGCGGATCGTCGTCTCATCCACACCTAAGCGCTGAGCAACCATCCGGTTACTAATCTTGCTGCGGGCTAGTGCCATGTCCATAACGATACCGACATAGGCTTTTTTGAAGCTTTTTTTAGGAGCCATGCGCCCGCCCAAGTCAATGTGTTTGTTTTTTGTTCAAATTCCGATTTTCCCGATCCGGGTGCGGCGTATCACGCAGCAATTTCTGGCTTGCAGGCTGCGTCCTCTCTGGTGCCGAGTGCGGCGTATCAAAGGGGGTAAAAATGCGGCATATCGTGTTTTTTGGCAAAACTGCGATTTGATACCCGCAGGCCGCATGGAATGGGGAGATAGTGGATCACCCTATTATTTCCATTATGTGGATAACTCAGTCCAGATCCATGTCCACCGGCGCACAAAACAGATGCCCGTAAACGTCAATCGTGGTCTTGATGTTCACATGCCCGATAAGACGGGAAACATGCGTGATATCAACCCCTCTTGCGGCCAGCCTCGACACGGCAAAGTGCCGGAGGTGGTGAAATCGCCTGATACCATGTGTTGCCAGCGTTTTCTGCAGCATACCCTGAGTACCGTAGTTGATAGACAAGGGCGCCCGGGTAAAACTGTTTGACACCAGCGGCTGAGATGTTCCGAACAAATTCGCATCAAGCAGCGCCAGAAGCTCCCGTGGCATTCTGACCTGTCGCTCCACCCCGCGCTTCAACCCCTCACAGATAACACCGTTGACGATATGCCGCCGGATCTGGATTATCTCGGGTGAAATATCCTCGTAGGTCACCGCCAGCGCTTCACCGAGGCGCAGACCGCAAATCCCCAGCCAGCACGCAATGCGTTCCCGATGTGGGGCAGTGTTGAGCAACTGCCGCACCGTCTCCCTTGAGGGGATAACTATCGGGCGGCGGTGGCGACGAGCAGGCCGGTCAACTGGGTTAAACGTGACAAGTCGTTTTTCGATCAGCAGAAAGAATGCCGAGCGGATCCAGCGATGGCAACCTGGGCGGACTGATTCAGCGATATCAAGATGGCTCACACGAATAACATTTTTTTCCAGTATTGGCCCCTGCACAGCAAGCAGATCGTGACGACATTTAGAGTAAGTCGACAACCGGATAATATTTTTTTCCAACTTGCCAGCCTGATAGCCAAGGTAAAACATCAGCAGCTTCTGGAAAGGCCAGGAATTGTCTATACCGCTCCAGTTGGCGGTGCGGCAATCCAGCTCAATATTCTGTTTTTTCCAGAAGAAATACGCCGCATCGTCAATATTTTTAAAAATACGCCGCCGACCGTGACCGGATTTATCATCCCGCCAGTGAACGTAATATTTTGATTGTCCATTGGCATCAGTAGAATGTTTTATCGATGCCATACAGAAAAGTCCTTCTTCAAAAAACATTATGAAAACCACTCACTGAATGGCTTTTGTAATGCTCATAAAAAAAGCCACTCGAAAGTGGCCTTTGGTATAGCAATAAAAAATCGCCAGGAGGCAATCAGTGTTAACAAGAGTAACCGGTTAATTGACTGATTCTTCTTTTAGGCGGCGGAGAATGAGTTCTTTGAATTCTGATAACTCAGCATCATCCCTGAGAAGCGCTAAATCTCGTATAAAATGAAATTCATTTCCATTGAGAAGCATGAAGTCGTACTGCAACTCGCTGCTGTGATTTATCGAAACCTGTTGCTTACGGAAAAGACTGCCATCATCACTCAGTGGTGCCATAGCTATTACTTCGTTTGCATGCGTAAAACGCTGGCTCATCATAACCTCACATAGTTGCTCGTAATTGACTTGAGTATACCACGGTCACTTCAGGCACTGCGTGGTGATGAACTCCTGCAACCCGCTCACTTGTTTGGTGATAACGCTAATTCGCTCTCTGAGGGTGAAATAATCCCGTTGAGCGGAGTCAGTAAGTCGGGGGCTGGCTGCATCATCCATGCCGGGGGTGCCGGAGGGTTGACGCACGCTGTTGCAGGTAGCTTTGACGCGCAACTGCCTGCGCCCAGACTCAACATCGCCACGCAGATCGCTAATGGTTTTTTGCGCATCGGCTAACTCCTTTGTATATCGGGCATCAAGGGCAGCAACATCGCGCAGGCGGGTCTGCATGTCGGTGATGGTGGCGTTCGCCAGGCTAAGCGATTTCTCCGCCGCATCAGCGCGTGATTTCTCAACCTGGTATTTGTTGCGGTAGTGATTAACAGACCATGACAACAGGCCTGTGATGATTAACAGCGCGGAAGCCAGAAGAAACTTAACGCGCAGGCTCACGACAGGAACAGAGCACGCTCTGCCTCGCGGCGCTTGACCAGACCGTTAAGCACCTTACCGCCAGCCTTATTCCATTTCGGGAATTCATCAGCAACGCCGCGATAATCGCCAGCATTCAGCTTTTTCAGCAGTGTTGATTTTTCAAGTGTGCCAACACCCAGGTTATACGCAAAGTCCACCAGCGCATCGAACTGGTTTTGCGTCAGCCGCGCATCACCCAGACGGTTAACGACGTTTTACTACCGCAAAACACCTTCTGTGAGCAGGTCGTCAGCCATCACCCCGTTGATCGACATCCCGGCCCCAATCGTTTTACAGTT